GGCGCAAGTGTTTCTCCGAGCGTTTTCTTGAAAACGTCCCAGTTCGACTTGAGTTTCTCGATAGCACCGCCAGGGCCACTCATAAGAGCGTCAGCCGCGTTCTTTGCCTCGCCCGACGCATCATCGAGAGCACCGATCATTGCCGAAACATCGTCCGGACTCCGCTTGATAAGCGCGAGCCACTTCGCCATCTGATTTTTACCAAAGATAGCGGATGCTGCCTGCGTTTTCTCTACTTTCGTCAACTTCTCAAACGAATCGTGTAAAATATACTGAACGTCTGCAAACGACTTATATGTTCCATCGGCATTCGTTATATTGATTCCGAGACGCTCTATCCACTTCGCGCCCTCTTTCGCAGGAGCAGATAGCCTTGCGATACCCGTTTTGAGTGCCGTTCCTGCCTCTGATCCTTCGATGTTTGCGTCTCCCAAAACTCCAGTAGCCGCCGCAAGGTCTCGTATATTCCACCCTGCCGACGAGAAAATGGGAGCGGCTTTTGACATAGCGTTAAAAAGGTCTTGCGTCGTTGTCATTGCCTGCGCTTGCGCCTTTTGGAATACGTCGGCGTATTTGGTCGCCTCATCCGTATTCGCACCGAATCCCTTGATCGCGCCTGCAAGTCCTGCCGTTACGTCCTTAAGTTCTGTTCCGGTGCCTGCCGCCAGGCTCGCAGCAGGTGTCAACATATCGGCGGCCTCTTTTGCGTTATATCCGGCACGAGCATAGTTAAGAGCGGCATCTGCCATATCCTGCATACCGAAAACGGAGTTTTTCGCAGATTCCTTTACCGCATCCCCAAGCATTTTCGATTCTTCAGCCGTCGATCCCATCGTCTGTTGAACGAGACGCATCTGCTTGTCGTACTCGCCATACTCCTTGAACGCGACGGCCCCAAGAGCCACCACAGGAGCAGTGATCGTCTTTGTGAGTGTAGATCCGGCAGATGATATCTGTCTACCCGTTCTCTGAATACTCCTTCCGAGACGCTGATACTGACTCGCATTCTCCTTGAGTTTGCTCGTCGCTCTGCTCATAGGACCCGTCATATTGTCCTTTAATTGAAGTATGACATCAATGACCTTTGACATATCCTGCTCCTTAACTCTGTGACTTCTTTATATCCTCAACCTCTTGTATCATAAACGCACGCAAGATGCGTTTTTCTCCCTCGCCCATATTGTAGAACTGGGAGGGAGTGATGTTATGTTCACGGTACAACCAATACATCATCTGTACTCGGCCGTCCGTTTTAATCAGTTTTTTATTTCAGCCTCATCGTCTTTCTCTTCGCCGACAACACCGAGTTCAAAGATTGCGGTTGCGATGTCTGTGACCTCACTCTTGAAAAGTTTTTCTGCAAGGTCAATCGCCATCTTGCATCCGAAGTGTTCCTGCAAGTCTTTGTCCTTCAAGTTCGGCTCGGTAACGCCTGCGACAACGACCTTCAAGTTTGCATCGTATGCTTTCGACACATCCATCCTGCCGTTTTCTCCGGTCGCCGTTGCGATGAGTTCATTCTTCCTTCTTGCTGACAGTTCTTGTATCTTCACATCGACGGGGTTTTTCTCTCCCAGGATGCGAGATAACTGCATTGACTTGAATACACCGACCTCTCTTTCGTCGGCTTTCTTTGCGTCTGCTTTCATAAGTTTTTCAACAAGGTTCATTGTGATTTCCTCCTTTTATCTGTTGGTTGCTATAATAACCCTCGCCCCAGTACGGAGCGAGGGTGTTTTCACAGTTTTTATGACATAGCCGCGGAGTGATCCACGCTTTCGAGTATCTCGAAACCGGTAAACGAGAACGGGATATTCTCGTCGAGCAGTTTCTTTGACTCCCAGTTGACGAGTTCTACCTCGTCGAACGTAACGCCCGTGAGCAGGATATCCTCTGCGCCCACCGCGTCCGGATCAGCGATCTTCGAGCGGATCTGACATACAGTTGTCTTGCCGTTCTGAATGTTTGTTGCCACCTTCTGAATAAAGTATGAAGATACCTTGTTCATCTTGATGGAGCCTTTGCCGTCCGTTCCAGTGATCTTGTAACCCTTTGCGAGAGTTCCGGTCTGATTGACCTCTGTCTTTTCGAGAGAGAGTTTCGCCTCGACTGCGGTTGCCTCTGCCATCTCCTCATCATCGATCCAAAGACTTGACCAAGACCCATTGAACACGCGCTCCGGTCTGATAACCTTTGCCATTTGCTTATACCTCCTTATCAGATATAAATCGGGATGTCCACATCTTCCATTGTGTCAACCAAGGTCATATGACCGACAAGGTAAACGTGGTCGCCCGTGTTTGCTTTCTTGATCTCGTCATCGGTCATCTTTGAAACGTCGATGCCCTTTGATGTGAGATAGGTTGCATTTGCCTCGGTGTCGACATCGATGGTATAACCTCTGTCGACGATCTCCTCGCGCACCAACTCATCCAGGTACGCTCTGATAGCACACAGAAGAAGTACCTTGTTGTCGTATGTGTTCGGATATTTACCGATATAGGAGTCCTCGATCGTTCTGCGGATATCGGTTGAGATCATACGCATCGTGTCAACGAGTTTAATCTTCTTGAAGGACTCGCCCTTTGTTGAAGAAGTCGTTGTGAACGATGTTACCGCACGGCCAACCTTTACCTTTTCGCCGTCGTGATAGAGGATGAACTTGCCTGCGTTGACCGCAGCGTCCCTCTGCTCCTTTGTAAGTTTTTCAACATCGTCAACCTCTGCAAGAGGAGCGTATGTTGCCGACATATTCATCGGTGTACCTGCGAGCAGGCCTGCGATACGCGGAGTGTACTGCTCCGATGTATATGTGTTTGAGCCGACAACGATATCGTCTGTCGTGAAGTTGATGATTGACTCGTGATCCCCCGTTGTGTCCGGAAGAACTACGCTGACATAGTTGAAGTTGTCCCACTCGTTCTTTACCCAAGAAACAACTGAACTCTCCAACTCATCTGTCGCAACCGTCGGAACTGCAAGATAATCGACATAATTCTTTGAGAAGTATGTCAGTGCGTCCGAGTAGTCCTCTGCGTCCGTTGCAACGAAGAACGCAACGACCTTTCTCGGTTTCTCTGCATAGCCGACAAGTGCGTCTTTGCAATACTGCTTGTTTGCGTTCGACCATCCTGCCGCGATGTCCGACTCTGTCACGATGACTGCCGGGTTCGTGGTCGGGACCGCACCGCGCAGGATAAGACCTACGACTCCACGCTGACCGCGTGATATTGCGGTTGCCGCTTTTTCGATAAATCGAACAGTAATGCTCGGCATTCCACTCATTTACTTATACCTCCTTATAAGTGTAAGATAGATTTAGTGTCGCATCTTTCATAATCTCTGCCGTTTCCGGCTTTCGGATATCAGTGAGATATTCAAGGTCGACACTAATCTCCAAGATATCTCTGTCTGTACCACCAAACCCCCAGTCAAAACCGACGCAGTTGATCGACCTCTTCTCTGTCCCGGTGTCAATCTCGACTCCGAGTTCAAAGAGCGATCTGATCGTGTCAACCTTTGACATAAGGTCAACCTCATCGATTTCGGTCGGAAAGTACATAATTGAATAGGTCAATCTATGATATAGCGTGTTCTTGTTTGCAGGTCGGCTCTCGCCCGTTTCAAGCCTGGTAAAGAAACACGGAGTCTCATATCCCTCGATGATTTCAAGTCCATAATAGGCGTATGTATCAACAAGGGGATCGTCAGATGTCATCGGATATGCAGTCTGCAAGTGAGCATTGAGTCCTGCTTTCAACTCTGTATATGTCATACCTACCTCCTACAACCCGACATCTCGTATGATCTTATCAACCATTTCATCAACAAAATGCGGAAACCTCTCTCTTTCGGCATCTTTTGCCTTTTTCAAGAAGAAACGACCCGACACCCTTCCGCGTGTCTGACCGCCATTTTTCCAAGTTCTTTTTATCTGTTCGCCCGTTTTCGGGTTTTTCCAAGTGAAGTGTTTCGGCAAGACCATCGCGTGACCGCGCTCAACCAAGTGATAATGAGGCGACCTCGCCCCGATCTCGACATACTGGTTGACTCCGTAGCCTTGCACCTGCGAGACTCTGTATGAGCCGATGCGACCGAGTGACATTTTTGACGTTGTATGGGTCTCTGTCAGATCGCGAGCATTCTTGACGATTTCTTTTCTTGTCCTTCTTGCCTCCGCTCGCAAACATTCCCCGGCTCTATCCGGATATTTTTTCACAAACGACTGCAAGGACTCCGAAAGGTCATCAAGTCCGATCACTTTGACCGATGTGTCCCATTCTGTCATAGTATCATCCTGCCTTCTTTACCTTCTCGACTGCGTCGATTTCAAGCATTTTATGCTCAAAGTCAACATCAATCACAGACTGTATCTCAAAGAGCCTACCTTCGCACATAATATACATATCCGCTTTGATACCGGACAGATACCGCATATACACCCGATACACGATCTCTTCGTGAAGTTTTTGCAGATCATACCGCTCACTTCCTCTGACCGGAGCCACGCTCGCCCATACCGTTTTGACTTCAACGAGTTCCTTCGATTTTTGATTGAGCGCGTTTTTGGAGTCGTCTTTGCGATAGATAGTGGCCCTTTTGTTGAGCCTGCCGATGTTCATCGTTCTCATAACTACCTCACAGATAATTGACGGAGTGTCGCCTTATCGTCTCCATAATGGATTGATTTACTACTGTATTTTTGTTCTCGATGTGGCCATTTCTGTTGTCGAACTGGTCGCTGACAAGCAAAAAGAACGGATGCACCATATCATCCAGGTCATCGATCTCTTCCTGCGTCAGTCCCGTCATCGATCGGATGGATGCCTTTGCAGAATCCATAAACATTTGAATCTCTGTCAGTTCGACCTCGCTCGGATCATCGATGCGCAGATAGTCGGCAACTTGTGCCGCCGTGATGTCTGATATACTCATTTTTCGTTCCTTTCTTTATCGCGGCAAGTCAGTGAAGGGCAGATGCTACGCACCCATCCCTCCACAAATACCGCGTATGCGAAGAGCAACCAACTCTTATCGCCTCATCATTTTTTCGTCGTTTTTCCCTTCACGGGTTTCTCGACGGGTTTCTCTGCCGGCTTTGCTTTCGCCTCGGATGTCGCATATCCTGCATCGACAAGGCTTTTTGCTACCTCATCGGGTACATCTGCAACATCGCCAGGTCCCATTGAGACCTCGCCGACAAAAGATGTGAGTGCTTTGATTTTCATCTCGCACACCCCCTATCAAGCGTGAAGAACGAGTTTAGCGAGTTTCTGTGCATCCTGCACCTTTGCGTCGAGTTCTACGAAACCGCAAACCTCAACAACGTGCTGACGACCCTTTACCTCGCGGAAAACATCAATCTCGATGTCATCGGAAACCTTCACTGCAAGACCGGTCATATCGCCATAGTAAACAACCGGCTTGCCTGCGTTTGCAGCCTTAACATCCGGCAGACTGTCTGTGGTATAAACATCCTTGCCAAAAAGGGTGTAACCCCAACGAGAGTTTGCATCCTTGTTGAGCAGGTAATTGTTCTGACCATCTTTGAGCGTGCGGAT